TTATGACAACCCCCGTTGGCTCGTCACCGCTCCAACATCAAACGATATACGTGCAACTTGTTTTGAGGGAGACTCCGGACTTATTAACATTATTCCCCCTGCACTCATTCGAGACTACAACAAATCTTTGTTTGAAATCACCCTTACAAATGGATCTCTTATACAGGGCATCCCCGCCTCTGAGCCCGAGCGTTACCGAGGTAAGCAATACCATGGGGCCTGGTTTGACGAGCTGTGTGCATTTGACTACATTGACGACGCCTACGACGGCGTACAGTTTACCCTCCGTCTTAAGGACCCACGCATCCCTCGGGTCCAGCAGATTATTACCACTACACCAAAACCAAAAGAATTAATTGTAGACTTAAACGAAGGCAAAGTAGGCGGGGACGTATATGTGTCCAACGCCTCGTCTTATGACAACAGAGCCAACCTCTCAGAAACATTCTTCAAACAGCTTGAGACTTACGATGGCACTGACATTGGCCGCCAAGAGATCTATGGCGAAATCCTTGACCCGGAGCAGTCCGGCATTATCAAGCGCAAACAGTTTAAGCTCTGGCCAGCCAACAAGCCGACTCCAACACTGGAGTATGTCATTGCTTCGTATGATCCGGCAACTTCTGAGAAGACAATGAACGACCCAACCGCCTGCACCATTTGGGGCGTGTTTGAACAGCAAGACGCCGGCACGGCAATCATACTACTAGACGCCTGGGATGAGCATCTGTCTTACCCGGAGCTACGCAGGAAAGTAATCAACGACTTTAAAGAGGTTGTCTACGGAGCAGATAACGATTTTGGCAAAGGCCGAAAGGCGGACCTGATACTGATGGAAGATAAGTCCGCCGGTATCTCGCTGATCCAAGAACTCCAAGGCGCCGGGGTACCGGTACGCGGATACAACCCCGGACGTGCCGATAAGGTGCAACGATTAAACATTGTCTCTCCACTGGTAGCTAAAGGAAAAGTTTGGATACCAGAGGAACCCCAACGAAAAGGAGAATATGCAGACTGGGCAAAACGTTTTCTTCGTCAGGTGTGTTCATTTCCAGAGGCTGGCGGACACGATGACTACGTCGACTCCCTCTCGCAAGCGTTGCGCGTTTTACGTGATTCTGGATGGATCCAACTCGACCCGCTACCAGCTCGAGACTATAGTTACGTGGACGACGACCTCAGCAAGCGATTTGTGAACCCGTACGCTCAGTAGGGCGGATCTCCTAGTATTTGTGCATTAGTATAAATAGGAATAACTACCCGCTCAAAATGAACTTTCTAAAGACCCCCCAACAAAAACTAATGGAAGAGGCCGGCATGACTCCCGCCTCTCCTGGTATGTTAAAGACCCCACAGCAGGCAATGTTGGAAGAGTCTGGCATACAGCCCAAGTTTTTTGCAGGCGGCGGCAGCACAGATCAAATAAGCCCGGAAATGTTGCGAGCTTTAATGCAAGCCTACGACTACGCACCAAATAAACTACAACAAGATGAGCCAACGTTTCAAGCACAACCCCGGACAGCGACAACCTTTATGCGCGACAAAATAGCAAGTCTGATTGGTGATAAACCAGCCGACAGATTATTTGGGACTGGCTCTGAAGGTCAACAAATAGAATATTTACCACTTCAAATTTTAAATCCGTTTTCGGCGGCGGGGACTATTATTGACGCAGGACCAGAAATGTACCGTCAGTACGGGCAAGGAGAGACTGGTGGCGCGGCCTTAACTGGCGGAATTGCCGGGCTAAGCGCCCTCCCTTTTGCAAAGCCAATCAAAAAAGCAGTAAGCGCAATTTCAAAAAAGATTAAAAAATAATGGCAAACCCAACACTACCAATTCAGTCTGGCGCTAATTTGCCTGGCCTTGAAACCGAGCAAAACATACAAGAGGCCATGGCACAAGACGCCGAGATGGACTACTATGAAGAAACACTTGGGCTAGAACCCGGCGACGTTGAAGAAGAAGTCATTGAGTTAGAAGACGGTTCCGTTGTTGTCAACTATAAAGAAAAACAAAGCCCAAGAAAAAATCCACAGTTCTACGAGAACTTGGCTGAGGTGTTTGATGAGAGTACATTACAATCTCTGGCAACGGAGTATTTAGATTTAATTGACGCTGACAAAGAGTCGCGTTCACAACGAGACAAACAGTATGAAGAAGGATTGCGTAGAACTGGGCTTGGAAAAGATGCACCTGGAGGGGCGACGTTTGACGGTGCTTCCAAAGTGGTTCACCCGGTTATGGCAGAGGCCTGCGTTGACTTCGCTGCGTCAACGGCTAAAGAATTACTTCCACCCGATGGCTTAGTTAAGTCTAACATCAAGGGCGAAGCAGATCGAGTAAAAGAAGAGACGGCAGATCGTAAGGTTAACTTCCTTAACTGGCAGCTAACCGAGCAGGTGCCTGAGTACCGCGATGAAATGGAGCAACTGCTTACTCAGTTGCCGTTAGGTGGATCACAGTTCCTTAAGTGGCGCTGGGACGAAGAACAAAAACGTCCGATCTGTGAGTGGGTCGCGATTGATAACATATTGTTGCCATACTCGTCAACCAACTTCTACACATCGCAACGCGTCACTGAAGTACAAGACATTACTGAAGACACGTTCTTACAGCGTATTGACGCAGGTATCTACGTTGACATTGACAGCGTGTACTCTTCAGATGCACCGTTAAATGATCAGACAAGATCTGAAAAAGCAAACGATAAAATTGAGGGCAAAGACATACCCTCTAAAAACATTGACGGATTGCGTCGTGTTTACGAGATTACGTGCTTCATGCGTTTGGATGAAGACGATCAAACTGAAGGACAACGCGCTCCTTACATTTTAATGATTGATGAGACAACAAGCACAGTCTTGGGTCTGTATCGTAACTGGGAAGCAAATGATGAAAAGTTTGAAAAACTGGACTGGTATGTCGAGTTTAAATTTATCCCTTGGCGTGGCGCTTATGCTATTGGCCTTCCCCATCTTATTGGTGGTCTTAGCGCTGCTCTCACTGGTGCTCTACGTGCTCTCCTTGACGCGGCGCATATTAATAATTCCCAAACGCTACTTAAACTCAAAGGTGGACGAATTGGTGGGCAAAGCGATCGCATCGAGCCTACGCAAGTAGTTGAGATTGAGGGAGCACCTGGTGTTGACGACGTTCGCAAGATTGCGATGCCAATGCCGTTTAATCAACCATCCAGCGTATTGTTTAATTTACTTGGCTGGTTAACTGACGCAGCCAAAGGCGTAGTAACCACCGCAGAAGAAAAGATTGGCGAGGCAAACAACAACATGCCGGTTGGTACGGCCCAAGCTCTTATTGAGCAAGGCGCTAAAGTATTTTCCAGCATTCACGCACGTTTACACCGCAGCCAAGCTAAGTCACTGGCGATTATTTCTCGCATTAACCACTGGTATTTGGAGCAGATGGACAACCAGTCCGGCGAGGCAATTGAGGTTCGTGACTTCTCGTACAACAACGACGTACGCCCGGTATCTGACCCTAACATTTTTTCTGAGACACAGCGACTAGCTCAGAACCAGGCCATCCTTCAAATGGCGGCCTCAGCACCACCTGGAATGTTTGACGTTCGTGCGGCTTACCGCAGAGTGCTACTCCAGCTTAAAATCCCTAACATTGACGAGATATTACCAAACCCATTGGGGGCAAAAGAATCCAATCCCGCGCTAGAAAACGTCGCCATGACCATGGGACGACCAGCGGCGGCGTATCCAGACCAGGACCACATCAGTCACATTAAGATTCACCTTGAGTACGCGGCAAACCCAGCCTATGGCGCTAACCCAGTGATTGGACCAACGTTTGCGCCTAACGCACTTGAGCACATCAAGCAACACTTAACGCTGCACTACTTGCAATCCATGCGCGCGTACGTGGCCCAGGCATCTGGCGGTAGAGATGCGTTAGAGTTACACCAAGAGAAGCCACTAGACTTAGAATCTCAACAGGCGTTGGCTTTGGCCTCGCAAATGGTTGGGCAAGATTCAAAAATGACAATGCAACCATTTGTAGAACAAATACAACAACTAGCTCAAAAAGTACAGCAAGCTAAAGAGGCACAGCTTCAACAGGCAGCCTCTGCCGATCCAACGGCTCAGGTTATTCTTAAGACCCAGATGGCTGAAACTCAGCGTAAACAACAAGAGTCACAGCTTAAGATGCAGATGGAACAGGCCAAGTCGCAACAAGACTACGAGCTTAAACTTGCCGAGTTACAGCGCAAAGTCATGGAATTACAGAGCAAGTACGAAGTACAAACCGAACTGGATAACCAGAAAAACTCTACCAACGTGGCAATTAACAGCATGAATAACTCCTCGCGCGAGCGCGTGGCGGCAATGCAGGCACAGTTGCAAATAACAAACCAAGAAATGGCGCTCGCCCAAGAGCAAGCAAGACTTGGCATACAAGCAGTAAACGAAGCAGAAAAAGATATCCGTCAGCATGGTATCGAGATTGAAAAACAGCAATTTATATCAGACGCCGAAATAGCCAAACAGGCCGTCCAGGCAGCACTACAATCAAAACCCACCACAGGAGCATAACATGGCCGAAAATTTAAAAGGCTTTCGTCAAACGTACCAGGAAACCGGCCAAATATGTAGCGGCGGCGGCCCTGGCGAGAAAACCATCGACAAAGGCGCATCTGGCAGCCACCGGGGTAATAACTGGAAAAAAGGCGCAGCCCAAAACAAAATGGCTAAAGACTGCAAAGTCGGGCCAGATAAAAACCTTAAAGACATCAAAGGCGGCAATTTTTATTAATTTTAGGGCGGATTCCTTCATATACTTGCATTAGTAAAATTATGAAGGACTTTTTATCTGAAATTATCGGTCGTGTAAAGGCTGAGCAAAAATCACTAGCGGAATCCGTTACCGCGGGAACTAACGTAAATTCGTTTGAGGACTACCAGAGATTGGTTGGCCGACACGAGGGTTTTAAGATTACGTTGGATATTATTAACGAGATTTTAACGGAAGACGACGAAGACGAATCGTAAGATTCAAGAAAGGACTGCCGCATGGCATTTGATATATCACAAAAAGAAGACCCAGATCTTCGCTCAGAGCAAGAGTGTTTTCCTGAGATAGACCCTGGTGTTGAAGTGGCTGGAGACCGTGTATTAGTGCAGTTAAGACGGGAAAAAGCTAAAAGTAAGGGTGGAATCATTTTAGTTGATGAGACCCGACAGACGTTACGTTTCAATGAGACCGTTGCAAAAGTAGTCCAAGTTGGACCTTTGGCATATAAGTCGCCAGATACGCTTGAGCCTTGGATTGAAGGCCCCTGGTGTAAAGTTGGCGATCTAGTTCGTACGATTAAGTACGGAGGTGATCGGTTCGTTGTTAACCCGGATGATGAAGGCTCCCCCGTGGTGTTTATTACCATCCAGGCACGTGAAATCATTTCTCGCATCAAGTCGTTTGAACATGCGCAGAAAATGAAAGCGTTTGTAGACTAATTTTGAAAGAAAATTATGGCAGATAATGAAAAAGACGTTCCTATCAAGGAACAAAGTGATGGCTCCGTTTTAGCCAAACTGGATGAGCATGTTGATTACTTTCCAGACGAAGAAAAACAAAAAGATGATGCTGTCGAAGACAGTGATCAGGATGACGATGAGCCCGTAGAAGCTGCTGATGGTGGCGAGGTGGATTCTGATCCTGAAGAAACAAACGAAGACCGCGAAAAAATTCGCGAGGCACGTAGAGAAGAGCGCAGGTTAAAGAAAGAATTAAATAAACAGCGCGACGCAACGGCCCGTAATAAAATTAGTGCGCTTGAGCGACGTAACGCTGAACTGGCAGAACGTTTAGTTAAAGTAGAAAATGCTTCGGCGTCGTACCAGTTTGTGCAGATTGATAAGGCAATTGAAGACGAGGCAACTCGTGTAGAATACGCCAAAATGAAAATGCTGCAAGCGGCGCAAGAAAATGATGCGCCTGGACAAATGGAGTACTTAGAGCAATTGACCGACGCCAAACAGCGTCTGCAACAAGCTCAGTACTACAAAAAACAACAGCTCGAGCAAGCAAGAGCCCCAAAGCAAAATGTACCAAACGAGATTAGCACTGAAGTGCAAAGAAACGCAACTCAGTGGCTTAAGAAAAACTCCTGGTATGACCCGCAAGCTCGGGATACAGATAGTAGAATCGCCAAGGTAATTGATCAAGAACTCGCCCAAGACGGATGGGATCCAAGTGATTCTGAGTATTGGGAGGAGTTGGATAATCGTTTATCGTCACGTCTGCCACACCGTTACACAAGTAAAGGTGGACAGCAAACTCGTAGAGCGGGCCCAACGGCCTCTAGCCGAGTGGCAAACACAACCAGCGCAAGACCTGGAACAATCACGTTAAGTCCTCAGCGTGTCCAGGCTATTAAAGACGCTGGTGCGTGGGACGATGTTGAAAAACGAAACAAAATGATCCGCGCATACGCATCGTATGATCGCGCTAACAAAGGATAATTATCATGGCAAACACAAGAATAAAACGCGACTTAGAAGATCGTTTATTAGATCGAGTCGAGGAAACAAAAGAACGGATGGCAGCAGAAGATCCGGACTTAAAATCAAAGCGCGAACGTGCAGAGGCGTTCAGAGACAAATGGCAAAATAGCGCGTTGCCAGATATTCCAGGAGGAACAATCCCTGGATTCCATTTGTGCTGGTTATCCACTACAAATAATTATGACAGTATCGACAAACGTATGGCGTTGGGTTATGAGCCAGTGAAAGCCGGAGAATTAGGAAAAGGCTTTGAAGCACTAGGTAAAATGAGCTCGGGCAAGTTTGAAGGCTGTGTTAGTTGTAACGAGATGGTTCTCTTTAAGTTACCAGAAGAAATCTATCAAGAAGTGATGCGCATGCTGCACCTCGAGGATCCCCTTGAGCACCAGCGAAATATTACCGCAAACGTTCGTAGCACTGCTAAGGACGGCAAAGGTGGCAGATCAATTCTTGAAGGTGGCATTTTGGAAATGGAAAAAGAGGCCGCAAAAGCAAATAGTAATATTCGCTTCCAATAACATTCTTCAAAATATAACAAAGGAAAAATAATAAATGTCCACAACATTTAAACCCTTTGGTCTGAAGCCTGTATATCACCCAAGTGGTCTTGATCGTGCAGTTCCATTCGTTGGAACCAACACTTTTGTCACTGGGTCTACATACACGGCTCCCTACTCTTTGAACTCTGGTGAGTCATTTTTCCAGTATCAACCAGTTGGGATCACAGGTTCAGGTCAATTAGCAGTTGCAGCTACCCTTGCAGCAACAAGCCCGGTATACGGCGTATTTAACGGCGTAGAGTTTACTGACTCACAAGGTCGTCGCTCTGTAGCTAAATTTGCCTCTAAAGCCACATTAGACGCTTCAACTGAAATCTTATTCTGGATCTTTGCTGATCCGTCTTTAGTATATGAAGTTCAGTCTGCAGGCTCTGTAACCACAGCAGCTATCGGATCGCAGTACAACTTCTCAGCAACCGTCGGAAACACCCCAACAGGTGGCACTTCCATCGGTAATGGGGGCGCAGGCTTCTCCACAACCGCTATTGCTGCAACCGCAGTAACTGCCGGTCAACAAGGACAAGTTCGCGTAGTAGGTTTAGGCCGTGAAGTAGCATATCCAACAGGCGAGTTAAACGCTTGGGGCGATGCGAAAACGATTGTTCAAGTCCAGATCGCCAACAACACGTTTGTTGCACCTAAGGTCTCGGTTTCCTAATTAACGAAAGAAAGGTAATAAGCAATGGCAACTCCAATGCGTAGTACAGACTTTCGTGCGGTAGTCGAGCCGATTATCAACGAAGTCTTTGATGGTGTATATGAGCAGCGTGCTGACGAATGGAAAGGTTTTGTAGAACAAATCCAAGGCATCCCACGCAATTATCACGAAGAAGTAATGTTGTTCGGTATGAATGCCGCACCTGCGATGCCTGACGGAACTCCTGTCAGCTATGACCAAGGTGGTACTTTGTACATCACACGTTTCATCTATCAAATCTATGGCTTGGCATATGCCTTGACCAAAGTGTTGATGGAAGACGGTGATCACATCCGTATCGGCAGCACTTTCGCCAAGCATTTGGCTCAGTCTATGATTGAGACCAAAGAGACATTGTGCGCTAACTTATTAAACTTTGCATTCACAGCCGGCTATGTTGGCGGTGACGGTGTAACTTTAATAAACACAGCTCACCCTGTTGCTAACGGCTTAACTTACAGCAATCAGCTATCGACTGCCGCTAACTTGTCGCAGACTTCTGTTGAGCAGATCCTCATCCAGATCCGTTCTGCAATCGACAACAACGGTAAGCGTATTCGTCTGAAAGCTGAGCAGTTAGTTGTTCCTCCAGCACTCGAGTTCCAGGCAGAGGTAATCCTCAAGTCTGTTCTCCGTTCTGGTACAGCTGACAACGATCTCAACCCAATCAAGTCTACTGGTATGCTTCCAAAGGGTACACATGTTGTAACCCGTTTGAGCTCCAGCAAAGCATGGTGGGTACAGACCGATGCTGAGAATGGTCTCATGCTCGTAATGCGTCGTCCAATGGAGAAATCCATGGAAGGCGACTTCGAGACTGATTCTATGCGCTACAAAGCCACCGAGCGTTATGCGACCGGCTGGCATGATGCCCGCAACCTCTACGGTACCGCTGGCGTTTAACTAGCACCTCCGTAGTCCTAAAAGCCACCCCACAAGGGTGGCTTTTTTACTATTTGGGGCGCAATTGATATAATATTTGCATTAGTAGTTATAGGAAGATTAATCCCATTCTGACCACCGAACTTCCCGGATGGACGACTTAGAGACAGCTAGGGATACCCACTAAGATAAGGAAACACAATGTCAAGCACATTTACAATACCCCTGCGTTTAAATACGCGTCAAACTACCAGCAACGACGGCACAATTTCTGCCGACACCACTGGCGCCACAATGATTTCACAACAGGTAGCTATTGTTGCTGCAGCAGCCGCAACCGAAGTAATTCCCGCAGGTTCTATTATTCATTCAATTGACGGCTACTTAAACGTAGTTGGTGCAGCCTCGCGCGCGGTCAGCTTAACCGTTAACGGTGTAACAACCTCCGTCGGTACACTGACAACTACCGCCCTAGGTAAAGTTGCTGTAGCCTTTACTGCATCTGCTGCCGTGGCTAACTTGTTGGCTAACGTTGGTGCATATGACTGCACAGTAACTTTAGCCGCTGAGGCTGCTTCTGCTGGCACATTGTCTATTCAGTACACAGGTCGCAATGCTAACGGCACAATTACTGCCTATGGTTCTGGCTATACCAACTCTTAATTAGGGACATAACATGCGTCCAGTTTACTTTACAATCTCTGGAGCAAGCGCGGCGTCGCCCGTTTGCCCAGTAAACAACTACATAGCGCCAACAAACTTGGCGTTGGGTGCAACTGTGACCGGAACCATCACCTACACCGTCCAATACACTTTTGATGATGTTTTTGCTAATAACTATGTTGCCGCATCGGGCAACTGGACTAATCATCCAACGTTAACCGCTCAAACTGCAACTAAAGACGCCAATATTGCCTACCCCGTTACCGGGGTTCGCATTATTAGCACGGCAGGCACTGGCTCCGTTACCCTCGCAATTATTGAAGCTGGTGGAGGAATAGGCTAATGATTACTACTAACATTGACGGGTCTTATAGCGGCACAAATCAACTATTTGATTTGCTTTCGTTAATTTCTAACCCCGATGCGTATTCAAAAAAATTAAAAGAGCTACAGGCATCTATTGACGAACAAAAAAAGTTTGTTGAATTGGTTGGTCCAGCAAGTGAAATTATTGCATTGCGTGAGAAAGCTAAAAAAGACAGTCAAACTAAAGCACAGGAATTATCTGACGCTAAAGAACAAGCGGCAAATATTTTAAATGATGCAAAAGTTGTGGCGTCTGGAATTTTGTCTGACGCCTCAGCAAATGCAAAACAAATTATTGCCGAGGCTGACGCAAAAAAAGATGAGATTACAAATGCTTTGTCTCAAACCAAGGCGTCGTTAGAGGCAGCTAAAACTGCCGAGGCCGCAGCCAAAGCCGCACAAAACGCAGCCGACGTTAAAGCTAAAGAAATTGCTGAGGCCCTTGCCGCCGCGTCTGCGGCGCAGGCAGAGGCTAATGCGGTTAAAGCAAATGTATTAGCCAAGCACGAAGAATTTCTTAAGAGCATTTAATGTCGATTTCGCCGCATTCGGGTATAATTGACTTTGGAACTTTTACACCCCCTAGTGCTCCTTTAAACGGCATTCAAGGGGAAGTTCCTGCGCCTCTATTAGTTGAATCTGGATACCTTTTAAGCACCTCTGGTTGGGTTCCAGCCGCTAGTGGATCAGGCACAGTAACTTCTGTAGCGGCAACTGTACCTAGTTTTTTAAGCATTACTGGAAGCCCAATTACTACTAGCGGTACTTTAGCAATAGCTTACTCAGGAACGGCTTTACCAATTGCCAACGGTGGAACAGGGGCTACTACGGCTGCTGAAGCATTTTCTGATTTAACTCCATTAACTTTAACTACTGCTAGTGCTACTACTTTAGTATTAACTAACACAAGCGGTTATCAGCAACAGATTATAGGTTCTGCAAATCAAACTATTACTTTGCCTAGTACGGCAACTTTAGCTGTTGGATGGAGTTTTTTAATTACTAACGCAACATCAGTTACAGCAACAGGATATACAGTAACCGTTCAAACTTCTACTGGTGCTACTGTTTATACAAATTCAAACATTGGTTCATATCGAGTTTGGTGTATTTCAACCGCAAATAACAATGCCGCCTCTTGGAGTGTTGGTGCAGAAACATTTTCATTTGAAACAGGCACAGGTAGCGTAGTAAGGGCAACAAGTCCAACATTTAGTAGCATAGCGGCAACTGGAAATTTAAATCTTAGTGGTTCAACATTCCAATCAGCCCTTTTTGCATCAGCCCAAACAACTGGTAATACTGTTATTTGTTCAGTCCAAACTTCAGGTACTTTAACTATTGGTGGTGCAAGTGGAACGGGTACACAAACTATTGGTCGTTCAACAGTAAGCCAACAAACAGATATTCAAGCTGGTGCAACAGCATCAGGCTCTACCAAAGCAATCAACATTGGTACGGCTGGACTATCAGGTTCTACTACTGCTATCAACATTGGTTCTGCGGTATCAGGCTCGCTTGGAACAACTACTATCCAAGCACCCACAGTTAACATTGGACAGACAGCTACACAGTTCCAAGTAACTAACACAGCATCCGCAGTCAATTATGTACAAACAACTGGCTCACTTACTGGCTTTGGGGCTAAATTACTTTCCGCTGGAACAGACACTAACATCCCATTAGTCCTCCAACCAAAAGGCACAGGCGCACTACAAGCCCAACAAACAGACTCTACTACAGCAGGTGGTAATGCTAGGGGTGCTAATGCTGTTGATTGGCAGACAAGTAGAGGGGCGGCAAGTCAAGTAGCTTCAGGACAAAATACTTTTATCGGTGGTGGAATAAACAATACAGTAACAGGTGCTATTGCTGGTGTTTTAAGTGGTGGTTTTAGTTCGGCATCTGCGCAATATGCTGTAGTTGCTGGTGGGGCAGCAAATACTGCTGGTCAATACGCTGCTGGAATTGTTGCTGGTCAATCAAATGGAGCATTAGGATATTTTAATCTTATTGGTGGTGGCGTTAGTAATTCTGGAACAAGTGGTACAGCCGTAACTACACAAGCAACAACTACAGTAACAAACGGTTCTACTGCCGTAACTTTAAGCGGAAGTAATGCCAACATTAAAGTTGGTCAGTTAATCGCTGGCACAGGTCTTCCATTTCCAACTACCTATGTAGCCGCAATTTCAGGTACATCATTAACCTTATCTGTAGCCGCTACAGCTACAGGAACGCCAACTCTATCTTTCTTTACTCCCCACGGAGTAGTAGTTGGTGGCGGTAATAACCAAGCTACAGGTAGTTATTCATTTATCGGTGGTGGTGGTGATGCTGGTACTGCGGCTAATAGGAATGTGGCTAGTGGGGATTGGAGTTTTGTTGGTGGTGGTCAAAAGAACACAGCTTCAGGCTCTCAATCTTTTGTAGGTGGTGGTGGTACAAATTTAGCAACAAGCACAGGCACTGTTGTTGCGGGTGGACTTGGTAATTTTGCACTTGGTTTTGGTTCAAGCACTGTTGGCGGTAACGGAAACCAATCTAATGGTACATATTCATTTGTAGGCGGTGGTCAAAGTGGAACAAACAGAAGTATAGGTGGTTTACATACTTTTCCTGCTTGCATAAGCCCTGTAGCAAGTGGTCTTGGTATTTCCCAATCCTCATTATTGGTTCTTGGTGTTCAAACTACCGATGCCACTGCTACTGCATTAAGAAGCGATACATCTGCCGCAGGCACAACAAACCAAGTAATACTACCTAACAACTCTGCTTACTTCTTTACTGGAGAAGTTATATCAGGAGTTACTGGCGGTGGTGATACTAAAGGATTCACTATTGAAGGTGTTATCAAGCGAGGTGCTAATGCGGCATCGACTGCCTTGGTAGGAACACCTACGGTAACATCTAGCTTTGCTGATGCTGGGGCAGCTACTTGGACTATTGCAGTAACAGCCGACACGACTAACGGTGGATTACGAGTTACCTTTACAGGACAGGCTAGTACGACTATTCGTACGGTTTGCCAAATCCGCACAACAGAAATGACATACTAGGGAGATTTACATGGCACTCAAGCTCGCTGTTCAGACACAATTTGGCGTACCAGCCCCACAAGCCTACGCACGAATCACGAACTTCTTTGGCACTAAAGACCAAATCCAAGTCCAAGTCGCTATTCATTATGACGAATCGGCAAGGCACAGCAACATGGCTACAGTCAAAGAAAACGCACACTACATCGGTATGGAAGACCTCAAGGGTGATTTAATCCCTGCCATTTACGAGGTTCTAAAGACTTTTAGTGATTACGAAGGCGCAGAGGACTGCTAAGATGCCTGTCTACTTAGATACGCGAGGTAACTCAGTACTGTCTGTGGCGGTCTGTGATCGCTGCAGCAGGAAATTTGCGTACACAGATTTAATGCCTGACCCCAACTTTCCGGGTATGCGCGTGTGTGCGGCAGATAAAGACAACTATGACCCCTGGAGATTACCAGCGCGTCAGACAGAAAATATTGCGTTGCGATTCCCACGCCCCGATGTATCTATAGCAACTGGCCCAGTAAGCGGACAGCAAATTGTTACTGATGGTGGACCAAATAACCCACCACAAAACGACAGCTTCTTTATCGAGGGTACACCTCCTAACGCCGGTGAGTCCGGCGACTTAAAACTATAAGAGACCGTAATGGCAGATCGTTCAATAACACAACTACAAGTAGCTGGGGCGTTAACAGGTAACGAAGTGACTGTTGTTGTCCAAAACGGTGTAACAAAACAAACCCAGCTCCAAAACATTTCAAACTTAGGTGGCCCAACTGGCCCAACAGGTGCTCCTGGACCCGCAGCAACCGGAGCAACCGGACCAACCGGAGCTACCGGAGCTACCGGATCAACCGGAACTACTGGATTAACCGGCGCCACAGGTGCTACTGGATCGGGAGCCACTGGAACAACAGGACCCACAGGGCCTGGAGGTGGAGCCACTGGACCAACAGGCGCCACTGGTGCAACTGGAACAACTGGTGCAACCGGACCTGGAGTTGGTGCAACCGGACCAACCGGCGCAACTGGAGATACAGGTGCCACAGGTGCCACGGGATCAACAGGTGCCACAGGAGCTGGTGCAACCGGCGCTACTGGGGTAACTGGCGCCACTGGATCAACAGGTGCCACAGGTGCCACTGGGGCGAGTGTTACAGGTGCCACAGGAGCAACAGGTGCCACTGCAGCCACAGGCGCCACTGGATCAACAGGTGTCACAGGCGCAACAGGAGCCACCGGGGCAAGTATTACCGGCGCCACTGGAGCAACAGGTGCCACCGCAGCCACAGGCGCCACTGGATCAACAGGTGTCACAGGCGCAACAGGTGCCACTGGGGCGAGTGTTACAGGTGCCACAGGAGCAACAGGCGCTACCGCAGCCACAGGCGCCACGGGAGACACAGGCGCGACGGGCGCAACAGGAGCCACTGGGGCAAGTGTTACCGGCGCAACCGGAGCCACTGGATCAACAGGAGCCACTGGATCAACGGGTGTCACAGGCGCCACGGGGCCTACAGGCGTCACGGGGGCAACAGGTTCTAGAACTTATACAGTAACAAATAATGTATCAAGTGCTTACATAATTGATGGCGCAAATAACCCAACATTAAACTTATTACGTGGTTTTACTTATGTTTTTGAGGTAAATGCTGCAGGGCATCCGTTTTGGTTACAAACTACCGCACCACCTTATAACGCAGGTAATGTTTATAACACTGGCGTTACTAACAATGGAGCAGCGGTAGGCACAATTACATTTGCAGTTCCTTACAATGCACCAAACACGTTATATTATGTATGTCAGTACCATTCTGGAATGGGTGGTCAAATAAATATAAGTGATGTTGGACCCACAGGCCCCACAGGACCAACAGGTGCCACAGGTGCCACTGGATTAACAGGCGCCACAGGACCAACCGGAGTAACCGGCGCCACAGGAGCAACAGGAGATACAGGTGCCACAGGTGCCACAGGATCAACAGGCGCCACTGGATCAACAGGCGCCACGGGCCCAACCGGAGTAACCGGAGCAACAGGAGCCACCGGGGCAAGTGTTACCGGAGCAACAGGTGCCACTGGACCAACCGGAGTAACCGGCGTGACAGGGGTTACCGGGTCAACTGGGCCAACTGGAGCAACTGGTGCCACGGGAACAATTGACACCACTGTAGCAAACACCTTTACAAACACCCAAACATTTAGCGGGTCAACCTCCGTGCTCGCAATGGTGCTAAACGACACCGCCGAGGTCATAACAATATCCGCCACGGCTGCAACGGGCACAATTAACTACGACGTCACCACGCAGTCGGTCTTGTACTACACTACCGCCGCGTCGGCACTCTGGACGGTTAACTTTAGAGGATCAAGCGGAAGGACAATGGACCAGTTAATGAGTACGGGTCAATCCGTAACGGTGGCCTTTTTAGTTCAGCAGGGTGCAACGGCCTACTACAACAACGTAGTGCAGGTTGACACCACAACCGTAACACCAAAATGGCAAGGCGGCACGGCGCCAACGGCCGGCAATGCGTCCAGCCTTGATGTCTACAGCTACACCATTATCAAAACCGGCAACGCAGCATTTACGGTGCTTGCGTCACAGACCAAGTTCTAAGAGACAACTATGCCACTACTACAAACAAGAGGAGCCGGATCAGCCAAGGGATTTGGATTTTCCGCCACCCCCAGCGGACCAGACCCTTGCGATGGCACCATAGCTATTTTTACACTGGGGATGGGAATGCCTGGCTATGTGCAAACGACATGCCGTAACAAATACACCTACGCCACGTGCGCGTCATCTTCTGCGACTGCTTCCACTTTTCTAACTTCCGTTGGTGCGGCTGCCGGCAACAGCACCCGGGGGATATTTGTAAGAGGGAATGGATCAGGACAAACGAACAAATACACGTACGCCACTAACACGTCGGTTGTTGCAACTACATTCTGCTATGGTTTTACTGGTGGCGCTGCTGCGGGAAACAGCACCCGGGGGATATTTGTATATGGAGTTTGCTACCAAGGTGCGCGTGCAAAATATACCTACGCCACCGACGCAAAAAGCTCCGCAGCGTGCTCTGTTCCCGCCTCTGGTTTTTATTTAGCTGCTGTGGGCAACAGCACCCAGGGAATATTTACAGTTAACACTAATAATACGACACGGAACAAATACACGTACTCCACCGACACATCGGTTGCTGCCACTGCGGCATGTCGAGCGTCTTATCAGGCCTCCGCCGCGGGCAATGGCACCCGGGGAATATTTAACTTAGGGTGTGCTAGCACTGGCGGAGTCGGAAGTTTGTATCGTAACAAATACGTCTACGCCACCGACACATCAATTGGCCAAGCCTGTTTACCAGCTACCGCTCTACCGACATTCGGCGGCTCTGCTGCGGGCAATAGCACCCGGGGGATATTTGCAATCGGCAAAAGTGGTGGTGGTTGTGCTTCGTCAGCCGTTCGATGCAAATACACGTACGCCACTGACACAGCAACTACCAGTGGTGTGGGTGCAGCGTCTCGAATCAATTACGATGGTATGGCCACGTCTTGGTCCGTTGGTGTAAACGTATAATATGCACTCATCCCCACACCGCACCAACTCAGATTTTCAACTGCGCTACTTTATAGCCAACAGTTGCCACACGGCAGACATTGCCTGGTGTATAATGTACGAACAAAAAATAGATGTAAAAGTAAAATTAGAAAGCGCAAAAGCTCAACTACTAAGGCGCAAGGCCAAACTTATAGAGATTGAGCAAAGACTAGAATCCACGGACCCGGTTACACAACTCAACGCCCAGGCAGACCTAATTGAGTGGAAAAGCGGCGAGGGTTTACTAGAAATGGGACTACTTGGCGCAGAGCAAGAGCTTGCAACTATTATGTCCATCATGGCGGAGCTAGAGCCACAAAGAAAATATGCCAACCTCCCTGTTTTAGAGGCGGCACAGGCAGCGCAACAAGAGGAGTGGTTACTGGAGTTTAGACGGCGAACAGAAAATTATTTGTTAAGCATTGGCACTATTCCTGAAGACCAACTTAACGCCATGCGAAACCACCCCGACTTTGAGTCTAATCTTGTGCCGTATATAACAAACGTCTTGCAAAAAATTAGTGTGGATAAAGACAAGATGAGTTTACTAACTAACAACAAGGCTCTCATTAGTGGTTGAGTTACTTTTTCCGTCGGCTGTTTTAAAGGTTTCCCAACCAGAACATTTAGAAGTCACCAAGGTGGTGCTGCCTGAATATATAGCCCAAGTAAAACCAAACCAGTGGAATGTTTGCCAAAGCGAGCCAATGTTTGACGACCGACTTGCTGATTTGTTTACTACGATCGCAACAACTAGTTTTGATATGATGGTAGATCAAGGCTATGATATGGCTAACAAACAGACTTGGGTTGCCGAGATGTGGGGCCAAGAGTTTTTACGTTATGGGCAGCACGTAGAACACATACACGGCAACGGCGCACAGATTACCGGGTTTTATTTTGTTAATGTACCAGAAAATGGTAGCGTGCCAATTGTGTTTGACCCTAGGCCAGGTAAAAAACAAATATCAATGAGGCAGTCTAACCTAGACGAGGTAACCTTTGCGTCTGATCAAGTTATGTTTAAAGTAGAGGCTGGCGATTTAATGTTGTTTAACTCCTGGCTACCGCATGGATTTACCAGACACGAGTCGGATAAACCCTTTCAGTTTATTCACTTTAATGTGTACGTCGAAGACACCCAAGCGCCTGAAGTAGAAATTGTATGATTTACGTGCGATACAACAAAACTCGTGGTCAGCCAGGGCGAGGGTCAATGGACCACGCCTGGCGAGTGTTTGACAACAACAAGGAGTACGTAGTTAAAAACGTGCGCATTGACGTCCCGTCATGGGGAGCAAAGACAGGCGAAGATTTTAGTATGTGCTGTGAAGGTGTTGTCACAGTAGACAAAGAAACCTCAACAATTACTATTGGAAAAAAAGTATGTTTGCAGAAATAAAAAATGGGGTAGTAGTTACATTTCCTTATGACTACGACACCTTAACTAAAAAAAATCCTTACACTAAGTTTGATCAAACCGATCTGTTTACCATGTACGCCGGCACGGATGATAATTTAGATGGTAATGAGTTGGTGCGTGTGACGCAGATAGAGCCACCCACATTTAATGAACAAACCCAAAAAATTATTCAAAACGCTGCGCCTACTTTGATTAACGGTGTCTGGACCTTAGGCTGGTCAATTCAAACTTTAACTCAAGCAGAGCAAAACGAACAAACCACAAACAAGGCACGATTTGTACGCCTAACCCGTGACGCTGAACTAGCTAAAACCGATTGGCGGTTTAGAAGTGACATGACCCCCTCGCAGGCGTGGAAAGACTACTGCCAGGCACTACGAGATGTACCATCGCAGGCTGGCTTCCCCTGGTCAGTTGTGTTTCCAACCCAACCATAAAAATAAGGGCTAAAACCCTTAGTTTTTTGCATTAGTATAAGTAATAAAATAATTTGGAATTACTATGAAAATAGCCGTATATGCTATTGCAAAAAATGAAGAGGCACACGTAAAACGATTCTGTGAGTCCGCCGCGTTGGCAGACGCCATCATCATATCGGACACAGGATCAACAGATAACACCGTCCAAGTAGCCAAAGAATGCGGCGCAACGGTGCACCAGATCTGCGTTATTCCCTGGCGATTTGATGTGGCGAGAAACGCCGCGTTGGCCCTAGTGCCCGCCGACATTGACGTCTGCGTCTCAATGGACTTAGATGAAATCTTACTACCAGGCTGGCGCGATACAATTGAGCAGGCCTGGAGTGAAGGTATAACCCGGCTAAACATTGGGTTTGACTTCGGTAAACACCAGTTCTTTTACCCATCCAGGGTACACAACCGAAATGGGTACTATTGGAAGTATCCATGCCACGAGTACATAACGCCAGATATTCGTAGTAAAGATGACTGTGGCCACACACCACACGTCTTAATGAAGCACCTGCCGGACAACACAAAATCTCGTGGGTCATACATAGACCTGCTTGAGATGGCAATTAAAGAAGACCCAAGCTGCCACCGTAGTTCGTATTATTTAGGCCGCGAGCACACCTACCGAGCGGAATGGCAAAAGGCAATTGACGAATTAAAACGTTACCTTGCCCTACCAACCGCAACGTGGTCACTAGAAAGAAGTCACGTGATGCGCATGATTGGCGACGCGTACTACAAACTAGACCAAGATTATTTATACTGGTTCAGGCTCGCGTGCGCGGAGGAGCCACGGCTAAGAGAGAACTGGTACCACTTAGCGCAGGCCTGCTACCAAAAACAAATTTGGGCGGAGTCTTACGCAGCGGCAAAGAACGGCATAGAGATTACCACAAATGCAGCGCAGCACGCGTCTAACCCAGAGGCGTGGGGTCCATTAATATATGACTTTGCTGCAATTGCAGCCCACCGTCTTGGTTTTAAAGAAGACTCAATTAAGTACGGGGAACTGGCAATAGAGCTTGACCCGACCAACGAACGATTAATTAAGAATATGTCATTCTACAAGGAATAAATATGGCAGCCTCCGGATTTACACCGATCAGATTATACAGCACCTCAACTGCTTTGGCGGTGCCACTAGCCGCCAATTTAGCGGCTGGTGAATTGGCAATTAACACCAACGACGGTAAGCTGTACTTTAAAAACAGTTCCGGTGTAGTTACGCTAATAGCCTCAACCGCGGCAGTTCCCGGCACAGTACAAAGTGTGTCTGTCACGACAGCAAATGGGTTTGCTGGCACGGTAGCCACCGCAACAACCACACCGGCAATTACGGTAAGCACAACCATTACCGGGGTACTAAAGGGAAATGGCACGGCAATCAGCGCCGCAACCTCTGGCACCGACTACGCGCCGGCCACGTCCGGCACATCTATTTTAAAAGGTAACGGTAGCGGCGGATTTAGTAACGCGGCCTCTGGCACCGACTACGCGCCGGCCACGTCTGGCACATCAATACTGTATGGTAACGGCAGCGGTGGATTTAGTAACGTAACGATTGGCACAAACTTAACGTTTTCTGCTGGTACACTAAACGCAACGGGTGGTACTGGAGTCACGTCATTTACCGCCGGAACAACGGGATTTACACCAAGCACCGCCACAACGGGCGCGGTCACATTGGCCGGAACATTAGCGGTTGCTAACGGCGGCACAGGTCTTACGGCTGGAACTAGTGGCGGTATCTTAGCTTACACGGCAACAGGAACTTTAGCATCCTCAGGATTGTTGGCATCAAACGCTTTAATGATCGGTGGCGGTGCAGGAGTAGCCCCTAGCACTACGACTACTGGAACGGGTGTTGTAACGGCTCTAGGGGTCAACACTGGCACGGCAGGGGCATTTGTAGTCAATGGTGGGGCTTTAGGAACACCCTCTAGCGGAACAGCAACCAATCTTACAGGATTGCCTTTAAGCACTGGTGTGACTGGAACTCTTCCCGTTGCAAACGGAGGTACTGGTATTACATCGTTTGGTACTGGCGTCGCTACTTGGCTGGGTACCCCGTCAAGCGCAAACTTAGCCGCCGCAGTTACTGATGAAACTGGTTCAGGTTCTTTAGTGTTTGCTACATCACCTACTTTAGTTACCCCTGTTCTTGGTACACCCACTAGCGGAACACTATCAAATTGTACAGTTGACGGCACGGATTCGGTGGGCTTTAGAAACATCCCTCAAAATGCGCAAACAGGCAGTTACACAATGGTGTTGGCTGACTCTGGTAAGCATATTTATCATGCTGTTGGGGCTGGTGCGGCAACTTACACAATACCTGCAAATTCCTCTGTAGCGTATGCAATAGGGACAGCAATTACATTTATCAATTTGTCAACCACTTCAATTAGCATTGCAATTACAACGGACACCATGTACTTATCCAGTGCAGGTACGACTGGTACAAGAACACTTGCTCAATACGGTTCTGCAACAGCCATTAAAATTACTTCAACTACTTGGCTAATATCAGGAAGCGGATTAACATGAGCGGAGCTTTACAAGCAGCTTTTCAAAATCAAAGATCGTTTGGAACAGTTGCGGGGCAACAAGCGTACACAACCCCCGGAACATATTCTTGGACTGCTCCTGCCGGCGTAACATCTGTTTGCGTTGTCTGTGTGGGCGGCGGCGGCTCTGGTGGCGCTAGCGGCGTTAACGTTTTTGGCGGCGGCGGCGGGGGCTTGGGTTATAAAAATAATATTACGGTTGTCCCCGGAAATTCATACACCGTTGTTGTTGGCCCTGGCGGGTTTGTTGCAAATCAATCAACAACCACCTTTGCATTTGGTGGTGCATCTTATTTTGATACATTAGCAACTGTCAGAGGTGGTGGTGGTGGTATTACTGGTGGTAATTATACAGGTGACGGCGGCGGCAATGGGGGCGATGCAAATCTTGGAACAGGCAGCTATAACGGTGGTGGGGGCGCTGGTGGGTATGCTGGCAACGGAGGGGCTGGCGCGCCAAACGCAACCTCTAACGGATCTGCGGGTTCCGGCGGTGGCGGTGGTGGTGGTGGAGGCGGCAATGGCAGTGCTGGCGGCGGCGGCGTCGGCATCTTGGGTCAGGGCACTAGCGGTTTAGGCGGCACTTCTGGTTCTCCTAGTTCAGGAAATGGCGGCGGAGGTGGGTCTGGTGGCGCAACCGGAGCTTATGTGACTGGTGGAAATTACGGTGGTGGATCTGGGCAGGCACAACCAAACGCAGGCCAGGGTGGCAACGGCGCCGTCCGTATTATTTGGCCCGGCACAAACGTACCCACTCGCGCGTTCCCATCAACAAACACAGGGGATGTATAAATGAAACTTTTTATTCTAATTAATAAAACAATATGACCGAACTAATTGACAAAAACGAAGCGGCGCTATCCGCCCACGAGGCAGTCTGTGCCGAGCGATACGCCGGCATTAACGCACGACTAAAACGCATCGAACAAATCCTAGTGGGATCGGTAGGGTTTATTATAGCAACCATGATCGCGTTACTTGTAAGACTAAACTAATGATTATCGAATCTATTATTGGTGCCTTGGTGCCAGTGGGCGTCGAGGGAGTTAAGCAGATCATTAACCGGATTACGGGTGGTGTTAAGCCCACGACCGTAGCCGAACAAATTGACCTAGAGAAAATGGACATTAGCCGCATTGAGGCGATGGCAAAGCTAGACACCCCCTCGGGAACACCTAGCCAATGGGTCATTGACCTACGCGCCTCAGCGCGCTACATTGGAGCACTGTTTGTGATTGGCGTTGGCATTAGCACGCTATTCCTTAATGTCCCCGCTGATATACAGCGCATCGGTATTGAGGCCGCTAACATTGCGTTTGGTTTTTTGTTTGGCAGCCGCATCATGGCTAACCTAAAAAGATGAACCTAAGCCCTAACTTTACATTAGAAGAACTAACCGCATCTGAGGTGGCACAACGTAAGGGGCTAGACAACACCCCAAACGCCACCGAGATAGCTAACCTAGTACGCACCGCAGAGTTATTGGAACAAATCAGATCGCTACTAAACAAGCCGATCCTTGTAAACTCAGCGTTTCGTTCTAAACCAGTCAACGACTCTGTCGGTAGCAAGGACACTAGCCAGCATAGGCTAGGTTGTGCCGCCGATATCAGAGTCCCCGGCATGACACCCAAAGAGGTGGTCCAAGCCTGCATTGATGGAGGAATACCATTTGACCAGATTATTGAAGAGTTTGGATCCTGGACACACGCCAGCGTCCCAAACACTAAAGACACCGCGCCTCGTAAGCAGGCGCTTATTATCGACAAAACAGGCACGAGAGCCTTTTCTTAGCATAAATTTGCATTAGTATATAGCAAACTAACGAGGAGACTCTATGTTACGACATCACCTGGCGGTGTACGCCTGCGCGATTGCGCTTGTCTGGGGCGCGTGTTTTCACGACCCCCTAGCTAAATGGGCTGTGGCCCACACCCCATTTCAGTGGGTTGCGGACTCAACCGTTGAATTAATTGAACACTTTGAGGGAAAGCGCTACCGCGCCTACCAGGACTACGGAGGCAAGTGGACAACCGGCATTGGCCACCTAATACGCCAAAGGGACGCTCATTTGCTCCATAGGGAGCTTTCTGAGGCCGAGGTGATAGGTATCCTACACCGGGACCTAGAAAAGTGCTCTACGGCCCTAGAATCGGCTTTAAACAGCATTCCCAAACGGCACCAGATTGACGCCTTGATGAGCCTGTGCCATAACATTGGACCAGACAACATGGCCCGCTCTGAGGTTGTTAAGCACCTTAACGACGGCAACGTGCACAAGGCAGGAGAAGCGTTCCTTAATTGGAGCAACCCGCCGGTCCTTAAAAAACGTAGACAAATAGAAAAATCGTTATTTTTAGCCGGGGCGTAATTACCCTTAATTTTGCATTAGTAGATATAGAACCATTAACCTGAAGGAACCACCATGGACGGCTTTAAATCATCACCAAAAATGCAGTGCTTTAAAGAAGGCGGCGCTGTTAAATATAAGTCACGCCACTCTGAAAAATCAGAGATGAGCGAAGACACTGCCAAAGATAAAAAAGTAGTGAAGAAGGCGTTTTCTATGCACGACAAGCAGTCACACGAAAATGAGAAGACTGACCTGTCTAAGCTAAAAAATGGTGGTCGTATGAAGAAAGAAGGCGGTTGCGTAGGTCGCTACAAAGCCGGCGGAAAAACCAAAAAAGCTAAGGCACCGTCAAAGGCAGCTACTAAGCCAGCGATGTCAAACATTGCCGAGCCAGCACCAACAATGAGCCTAGATACGGGCATGACACCTCCCCCAATGATGAAGAAGGGTGGTTCCTCAAAAAAGTGTGCTGAGGGTGGCTCATTAAAATCTGTTGACACAGAAGAGAACCCTGGCCTAGCCAAACTCCCAACCAACGTACGCAACAAGATGGGCTACGCTAAAAAAGGCGGAAAGATTTGCTAATATGCCAATAGAGTCTAAACAGCAACAGAAGGCGATGTACGCCGCAGCGGCTGGTAAGTCAACCATTGGCATCCCCAAGAAGGTTGGCAAAGAATTTATCAAAGCCGGCAAGGCAAAGCCAAACCTTCCACAACAAGTAACTAAACGCCCATCCGGCAGGGGACGTTAATTTATGTCATACTCTGGTACAACTAACCAGACTAAAATCAACATAGATCAGTTGATCTCGTACGCCTATCGTGATGCTGGTAAAACGGCAGAAGAGATGACGCCCGAGTATGTTGACGCAGGTAAACAGGCTCTGTATTACATCTTACAAAACCTATCTAACCGCGGCGTTAACCTGTGGCTCTTAGAAAACAAAGTCATCGGCGCGCCAACAAATGCGCAGTGGGTTTCATTACCCGAGAGCACAATTGACGTGCGTGAGGCAAACTGGGTATACATTACTAACCCAGCGTATAGTGGTCTAATCCCAACGTCAAACGTAAACGTGGTTAACCTGTTTGATCAAGACGCAAACGATACACTAGATCTTTTTGCAACCACAACATTACAAAATAACTTCTTTGGTGCAGCGTACAGCGGCCAAACAAGATTGTTTTATGTTGGATTCAATGGGTACTCCCCAGGGACAACGGCAACTTATACCTTAGACTTTGAGGTTAGTGACGACGGAACAAACTGGACAGTGTGGGAATCATTCCCGTCCACTACATTGGCTGATCGTGAATGGGCATACTTTAGCATTAACGCCACACAACCATTCTATTACTTTAGATTAAAGAACCGAAACGCAGCCGCAACATTCTCGTTGCGCGCCATCCAGTTTGCGCAAAGCCAGCAAGTCATCCCCATGGCCAGACTAAACCGTAATGACTACTGGAGCCTCCCCAACAAACAATTCCCCAGCCAGCGCACACTGCAGTTTTGGTTTGACCGTTTAGTTGAACCGCGCATGTACCTGTGGCCTGTGCCAAACAATAACTACCAAGTCTTTCAATTAATTGTAGAGACACAGATGCCAGACGTTGGCTCGTTAACAAATGAATTGTATTTACCAAACCGCTGGATTGGTTCTATCCAGGCCAGCCTATCACACAAACTAGCGCTACAATTACCACAGATTGATATAAACCGTGTACAGTACTTAGAGACACAGGCCACTAAACTAGAATACGACGCAGCGCAAGAAGAGCGTGACAAGTCACCAATCTACTTCCAACCTAACATAAGCTACTACACACGATGAGCGGCGCATACGTAATGACCTACAGCAATCTGGTAGAAGACATCCAGCGTTACATGGAACGTGACGACGCCGGATTTGTTGCGCAGATACCTAGCCTAATTGGTTTGGCTGAGGCCGCAATTGCCGCCGAGTTAAAATCACTACTACAATTAACTGTAGTGGAGACCACATTACCCACCAATGTAGACGTACTGGCAAAGCCGGCCCGTTGGCGTAAAACGGTGTCAATGAAAGTTAATGGTGCGCCTATGTTATTGCGCTCACAAGATTACATTGCACAGTACCAATCGGAATCCGCCAATGCACAACCAAAGTATTATGGTGAGTATGACTACAACAACTGGAACTTTGCACCAAAGCCAGATGATGACTACCCAGTAGAAATTATATATTATAGCTTAATCCAGCCACTAGACGATAGTAATCAAACAAACTTGTTCACGCGCGAGTGCCCACAGGCGATGCTGTTTGGTACCTTACTACAGGCCCAGGGGTATTTAAAAGCCTTGGACAAACTGCCTGTGTGGAAGGGGTACTACACTGAGTCACTAGCTGCGTTGAAAAAAGAAGACAATTCGCGTCGTATTGATAGAAATACTACGGTCCAGGAACCATAAACTATGCCAATATTTACATCACCGTTTACCGGAACAGTTGTACAACCAACCGACGTGTCATACTATGCGCTTAGCTTTAGCGCAAACGTACAGCTCTATTGGCCAGCCGTTGTAAACCCAGATCAAGTCCCCGCCGCGCGTATTATTGATGCTACACCATCTGTCGCCAGTTTAATAATTAAACTGCCAGAGGCAAACCAAGGCACCACCGGCGCAGATATTTTAATCCGTAACTTTGGTGCTGTAGCGTTTACTGTACAAGATTTTGCAGGCACTGGATCGGTTTCAATTGCCGCCGGTGTATCTAAATACTTTTACTTATCTAGTAATACAACTTCTGCTGGTGTCTGGCAAAACGTTACGTTTGGTACTGGTACATCATCTGCTGATGCCGCTTCACTAGCCGGCCTTGGTTTAGTAGCTCTTTCTGGCCAACTAAACACCACACAAAACATTATTGAGGTGTCATCTCCACCAACCGTTACCGACGCCAGCCGCGCCAGCACATTTATCTGGACCGCCGGTAACAACACTATTAACTTACCAACGGCAGCCAGTTTAACGGCGGGGTGGGTTATTGCATTTAGAAATACCGGAACTGGCACGTTAACATTTGCACCACAGGGCGCGTCGTTAATTAACGGCGGTGCAACATTAGGTGTAAACCCGGCGGAGTCAGGTTTTATTCTGTTCCAACAGTCAACCAACAACTTCTTTACCGTTGGTTTGGCGGCGCCGTCTAATGTAACATTCACGTCTGCATCATATGATGTAGACTCTATTCTTGTCAACACTTTTAGTTTAGTATCATACGCCCCAATTATTCAGACGTATGTCGCGCTATCCGGCACACGAGCAGCTACTTTGGCTGTTACTCTTCCAGCTACAACACAGTTGTACGTGTTGGTTAACGACACAGGTCAGGCTGGATACAATATCACGTTCCAAGTATCTGGCAGCCTGCAGACGCCAATTAGTTTAGCGAATGGCGCCGTCGCCTTAGTGCTAAGCGACGGTAATTTCTTGTATGTTATTAGCCAAACAACGACCAATATATTCCTTGCAATTAATGGAACCGCCGCGGCGCCATCGCATTCGTTCATTAATAACACCAACACAGGTATGTACTTAGTCGGAACTAATGTGCTTGGTCTATCAGCCAACTCAACTAATATGTTAACGATTGATAATACCAACACGTTGAGCCCCCAAATATCAACACCTGCAGCATTTAACGCGGGGTCCATCAGTGGTGGAACGTTCTAATGGCAGGAGAAAACAAGTTACCAGATCAATATAATCTGGTATATACACTTGGCGTGCAGCCAGGTATAAAACGAGACGGTACAGTATTTGAGTCGCGGGATTTTAGTGACGGAGAGTGGTGCCGTTTTCAACGTGGTGTGCCTAAAAAAATGGGTGGCTATCGTGAACTGTTTGCAACGTTTACTGGTATTCCACGAGGCATGATTGCCAACTCATATAACGGTGTTAACTATGTATTCGTTGGTAATCAGTATGGTTTAGAAGTATTTACAACAGGCACTACATTTGGTGTTGGCAGTGGTCCGCTTACTGTAAATATTTTACCTGGTTATTCTCCATTTACTTTAGTATCTAATACAGTCAGTCAGTTTGTTGTAGCAGGCAATGTAACCGCGGCATTTCCCGCAGGCATGAAAGTTATTTTTAGCAATAACACTGCTACACAGACAACAGTAATTAGTTCATCATATACAGCACCAAATACTACGGTAATTGTAACGACATCTAGTATTGCTGGGTCACCAACAACGGTGTCGTTGTATGATGAAACATTTACCGCTGATGCAAATCTGTTGTGGCAGTTTGATTTACAGTACTCTCCCGCTGGCGGTTCGTTACAAGTGTTGGCTCACCCAGGCCTAAACTTAGCAAATATTGACAACGCCATTCAGACCCAAGTACTAACCGGCAGCTTGTTACCAAATGCTTCAAACCAATGGAGCTTTCAAGGGTTAGCAGATACTGGTGGGCAAAACCCAACCTATCGCCCAATTGTAGTAGACGGCGGCGTATGTGTGTTGTACCCATTTACGTTTGTGTATGGATCAGACGGTTTTATTGCCAACAACAACGTCGCAACCAATACAACACTAACAACGTACAACCAGCAGACAATTACTGACTGGAATGGAGCAACCGCTAACCAGGTCAACATGGCCTCGTCTAAGATTGTTAGGGGCATACCCGTGCGTGGTGGCACCAATTCTCCATCCGGAATGTTTTGGGCAACCGATAGTTTGATTCGTGTCTCGTTTACTGGCACGAATCCGCTGTACTGGCGCTATGATATTATTTCTAGCCAGATCTCAACCATATCATCCTCGTGTTTTGTTGAGATGGATGGTATATTTTACTGGATGGGTGTTGACCGATTCTACCTATATAACGGTGCGGTCTCTGTACTGCCAAATGATAAAAACGTAAACTGGCTATTTGATAACCTCAATTTCGTACAGCGCCAAAAGGTATGGGCCACTAAAGTACCTCGGTATAATGAGATCTGGTTTTTTTATCCCCGTGGCGATGCAACAGAATGCACCGACGCAATCATATACAACGTTAAAGATAAAATTTGGTACGACGCTGGAAGTGCGTCTGGATCACGCAGATCATGTGGTTATACCACAGAAATCTTCCCAACGCCAATATGGGCTAGCTGGGAAGATATAAACACATTTAGCCCGCCGTTTACTGTAATTGCCAAACCCGCCAGCCAACCAGCTTTAAACTCTAACCAAATTTATTTAACCGGAGACGTGTCAGTTACATTTGGTGCCGGTGACTACATCGCCACATCTAGCGGTAGCAACCCAACGGTTTACAAGGTAGTAACTAGTCAGTTTTTATTTACGTCTGCCATAGCGGCGACTAACCCAACGGGTGTGACGTTAATTACGGTAGACACAAATTTTAACCCGGCTCTTGTTGCCGGTAATTTGGTGTACTACATCGAGGGTGGGTACCCACTTTGGCAGCATGAGTTTGGCACAAACGCAATCACGTTTAACCAAGAGTTTGCAATTACCTCAAGTATTACAACCTGCGACATTAGCTGGGTTGGTGGTATACCGGCCCAAGACAGCGCAACCGGTGTAAACCGCAGGATGCACCTACGACGTATTGAGCCGGACTTTGTTCAGTCTGGTACTATGGGAATGACTATTCTTGGTCGTAAGTTTGCCCGTGGTGATATAGAAAACTCTGGGCCTTTTTACTTTGACCCAGACACCGGCAAAATTGACCTGCGCGTAGAGCACCGCGAGATGAGACTAAAGTTTGAGTCTAACGTACTGGACGGTAATTTTGAGATGGGCCGTTTGTTAATTACGGCAGAGTACGGCGACGAGAGACCGTGAGTACCCAGAGTTTTTTCCCAATCGACCCAGAGTATATGTCTTGGGAAGATTGGAACGGTAACTTCCTACACTACTTTAGTGAGGAGCCAATTATGTATGACATTGAGGATAATTGGAAACAGGTTGCTAAAAACATTAGCCAGTTGACTACGTTTGAAAGCTACCCAGTGCCAGACCCAGAGGCGTTTGAGACGTGGCAGGAGTGGGCCTCTGCACTTAGTTTTATTTTAAATGGTCCAAGCACTTGATTTAGGGCGACAAACTGATTATTTTTGCATTAGTATAAGTAGAAGTATTTAACCAAAGGAGATAGTATGCACGGCCAACAAACCATGAAATATCTAAACGACAAAGCAGTTGCTGACGCAATTCTGGCTAATCGTAAGATTGACACAAACGCTGTTAGCCCAGCCTTCCAAAAGGTTGTAGAAGAGGCCCTAGCCGCAAGAGCAGCAGTTTCTAAGTAAAGGATTACTATGGCCGAGATGGTCGATAGCAACCAACAAGAGCTGCCAACAGACCAAATCGTAAAGATCGCGTCTGAAAATACGCGTTCGCCCTACTCATTCAAACAGGTATATCTAACTTTTGTTAGTGAGCTTGGTATAGAGGGCGCAGTAATTTACCGCTTTGGTAACACAATTTTTATTATCCACCGCTCGGAAAGCAAACCAGAATATGGTATGTTCCGGGCTTTAAACGCTGATACCGCGCAAAACTTTGTAGAGAATGGCAAAAAGTTTGTTGACCAAGCAGTTTCTGATGGGTTTAAAGGATTAAAAACACAATTTTCTGATCCTTCTGTATTAAACGTATTTAAGATTATTGGCCGCGAAGAACAAGAACTACAGAACCCACAGATGGGATACACCGTTGCTAAGACACAAGACAATCAGATTCAAGTAACATTAATTCTTGGTGAAAGGCTTGGTAAATAATGGCAGCCGTTGTAGAAGCCGTATCAGACGCCGTTGAGTCCGTCGGTGATGCGGTTGGTGCCGTTGGTGACGTTATTGCTGACGTTGCTAAAGACGTAGGTAAGGTAGTTGAAGACACTGCCAAGTCCGTAGGTAAAACAGTAGAAGCGATCATAGAAGACCCGGTAAAGGCGCTACCTTTAATTGCGGTCGCCGTAGCTGCGCCGTACGCGGCCCCCTATCTATGGGCCGGTGCCACAACAGCCGAGGCGGCTTTAATACTTAACACCGCCTCGCAACTAGCCCAAGGTGCCGACCCTGTAAGTCTTGCAACAAATTTTGCAACAAATTTTGCAACAAATTTTGTCACCCAAGGTTTAGTCGACGAATTTGACTTAACAACGGGCAGCGACATTGCTGACCAAAGCATCAATAAAGCAATATCCTCAGCCGCGCAGACCGGCGATGTAAGTAAAGGCTTGGCCACTGGAATTGTATCTGGTGCGACATCATTTGCTAAAGATGCTGTAAAAGATTTTAATACGAGTGGCGGTTTTACAAATGCCGGCACCGGCGAAGATTTTAATTTAGCTGAAGGGCAAGAACAGCTAGCTGACATTACATCTCCAACAACAGACCCGTTAACTACATCACAAATATTTAAAGACGCCATAGACTCTGGGTTTTCTCCAGAGGAGGCCTATGCCATAGCGCAGGGTCAAATGGACGCAGATCAATCCGGCGTGTCACCGTACGCGCCAACGGCGTCAACAGATTCAAACGTATTGGTAACGGCGGCACCCCCAGAGTTTGACAACGCAGAACCTTTGCCAGACCCAACACTAACCGAATCTGTAGAAGAAGAGTCACCGCTAGATGTCTTAGCCAAAGAACCATCTCTAGAAGAAGAATCCCCGCTAGATGCTTTATCTGAATATAGAGATCCGTATTCCGATACAGGCGACGAATATAGAGATCCATATTTTAATATGAGCGGCGGTGTTATGAATACTGGCACCGGCGAAGATTTTGATATGAGCAGTGTCACATCACAAACAGGTGACTCTGGTGGATTAAAGACTACAACATTTGACGACGGCTCTACTATAACAACCGACGCAAATGGCGACGTTGTTGATTTTACAGAGTCAACAGATGAAGATTTTTATCCAGACACTTACGAAGAAACTCCAGACGAAACATCACCAACTGGCTTTAAGTTTAACTTTCCCTCAATAAAGGGCGCGTTATCTAAGGCGGCAAAATATAGTAAGGCAATACGGGGGGCAAGAAGTCCAAAGAGCACAACAACTACCCCCGCAGGTTTAGACGCCACAACGACCGGCGTTAATTATTTAGGCTCGTCATTGACACCTGGAATTGCAAGTGGTAACCCTGAGTTTAGTATCTTTGGTGAAGTGTCTCAGGGACAGCCTGACGAAAACGTTGGTTTGTTTGCTACGGGTGGGTCTACTTCTACACAAGACCAGCCGGGCGTATATGACATAGCCGGCGACACATCGTCACAGTTTACTGGCTCAAACAACAAAATTATGAAGCTGGTTCCTAGCCTAACAAAAGCAAAAATTGACTTTACTTTGCCAGGGTACCCGTACGGTAAAATATTTAAATTAGCTGAGGGTGGCAATGTCCCAGGCCATGAGCCAGAGTTTTACAGTGAGGGTGGATTAAACTCAATCGGTAATCGCTACGTCAAAGGAAACGGTGACGGCACAAGCGATAGCATTCCAGCAATGCTGGCAAATGGAGAATTTGTAATTCCAGCTGATGTAGTATCCTCTTTAGGTAATGGAAGTAACGACAGTGGCGCTAAAATATTAGATGAGTTCTTAAGTGCAATTCGTGACCACAAGCGCAAAGCGGACCCCAAAAAGCTACCACCAGATAGCAAAGGGGCGTTAGGTTATTTGTTAGAAGCAAACAAAAAAGCGAAGAAATAATATGGCCGGATTCAGTAATTTTACCACAAACCAAGCGACCCAATCAACCACGATGCCTTCGTGGTATGATAAGGCACAACAAGATTTAGTAACTGGTGCAACCGCCGCTGGGATTAAAGTGCCAACACTTGCCAGCACAGTTGCCGGTGGTGCCATATCGCAACTAGATGGCACTGGTACTAATCCTTTTACGCAAGCGCAAGGCACACTTAATCAAATTAGTGCCGGCGCGGCTAATCCTTGGATTACTGACGCAACAACCGGCCGCGTTACCCCCAACACATCCACCGCCCTTGGTGGGTTATTTCAAGCACAAAACCAACAGTTAAATCAGTTAGCCCCAGACCTTATGGCGGTCCCTACAGCGGCCGGGACGGCATCTGGACAGTTTGGAAGTCTGCGCACACAGACAGCCGCAAACAAGGCACTAACTGATGCACAGTCTAAATTGTTTGCAGATCAAATGCAAGCCGCACTACAAAACCAACAGACTGGTGTAAATGCCGCCACAAATCTTGGCAGTGTCGCTGAAAAAGGAATTAATACAGCTACGACATTGGGGCAAACACAACAGGCCGATCCGTTGCTTGCATCATCGGCACTAGCTAAAATTCTTGGCTCAATGCAGGTAGGCACCACACAGAAAAACACTACCCAGCTATCGCCGCTTCAGCAAATTGCTTCGATTGCTAGTGCATTGGGTGGGTCAGTTGCCGGCACAAATAAACTATTATCAGACCTTAACATTAAGGGTGGTATACCTGAATTATTTAAGATGGTTACCGGCGGTAGCAGCGGTGGCGGTACGGGTGGTCAAACAAGTGGGCCAGTTGATTTTAATACAAACCCACCACCTGCCGGAGTGTTAGACGCAAATGGACAGCCAAACCCTGGCTATTTCCAAGATGAAGCTGGTAATTGGTATGGTCCAGACAGCAATTCACCAATCAATACTGGCGGCGGTGGTCTTGATATTGATACCGGAGGAGGAGGAGGAGGTCTTGATTTTGGCGGTGGTGAAGGTCTTGAGAACGGTGATAGTAGTTTTGGTTTAGATAATCAATTCTAAAGATAATTATGGCAAACGAGACAACAGAAAACAACATCACCGGCCTTAGTTCTATTCCGGTAACTGCACCGACTAGTAAAACTGGTATAACGCCTAAGGGGATGCTATCCCTTGACCCCACCGAGACACAAAGCATTTTAGAAAACATGCAGCGCATGATTGACCAACGCGAAAGCGCGTTTAGTTTATTTACAGGTGGATTAAAAGACGCCGCGGCTTGGGCGTCCGGTGGCCTTGAAGGGCCAACGAGGGGCCTTGCCCTCCGCGACGAACAAAAAACCCGAGAGGCCAAAGAACTCTTTGACATGCGCACACAGATGGCTGCATACAAGGCCGCACAATCACAACAACAAGCATTTGAAAAACGTCGAGCCATGGAACTTGGTGGTGGTGAGGGTGGTGCTGGCGCAGCTCCAGCGGCCGGTGGAGTTCAAATACCACCTGAGATTAAACGCGCATTATCAAACGCCAGAACGCAAGAAGAGTACGATAAAATATATAACACCTGGGCACAAAAACAATCCGAAATATCGTCAAATGTTGAGATGGATGTTCCCAAGGTTCCTGTTGTAGTACAAAACCCCGACGGATCATTTACCCGCAAAGTTATTTCAGTGCGCGAGTACCGTGCTAATCCGAACCTATACAAAGATACTCCCGAGACTCAGCCGGCATTAAAATCTACAACACCGGCCGCCGCCCCAGAGGGTGATATTCGAGCTAAGATTAAGCAGGGCGTATTTTCAACCGAAAGTTCTAGTGGTAAGGCAGATACTACAAAACCTGGCATCCAGGGCGCGGTCGGTCCAATGCAAATTACTGCCGACACTTGGGCCACAAATGTCAGTCGCGGCGTTATACCAAAAGACCTAGATATTAATAACCCACAGCACAATAAGATCGCCGGTGAAAAAATACTGGACTACTATTACGATAAGTACAACGGCGACGTCGACAAAACATTGGCGGCATATCATGGTGGTGAGGGCGCCATTAATAGTGATGGAACTATTAACAAAGAACGTAAAGATAAACTCGGCACCAGCATTGGTGATTACATTACTAAGACTAAGGCGGCAATGGGCACAACCACCGCCACAACACCCGCAGTGGCAGCAGGTCCAAGACCTACGCCAGAGCAATTAGAAACTGATAGTAAAATAAGAACTACCTTTCGTGAACAACAAGCTAGAGGCGCGGCAGAGAACGTTCAGAAGGCACAGCTCTCATTTGAGACGGTTACAGAGCCGGCTTCTGTCTCTGAGCGCAAGACATCTGCAGAGCGTGTAGAAAAACTTGTATTAGATAATCCAACGGCGGCAGGTATCATTGCTAAACCTGGGGTTACTAATGCAATATTGACAATTTTACGTGACGGATTAAACACACCATCCGGCGCGATTGGTATTAAGACAATTGAAGATGCGTTGTTGTTAACCATGCCCGGCACAAATCAAAAGGCGATTAACGCCCGTCGTGAGATTGCACAGAACTTGGCAAAGGGCGCACTCGAGGCATCTAAGCTATCGCAGGGCCAGGGCTCCGTCTCTGACTTTGAGCGTTCAATGTTTGAGCGTATCGCCGGATCGTTGGCAGATACCCCCGAGCTATTAATTAAACGCCAGCGTATGTTAGTTGCCAGGGCAAACCTAGATAACGAGTTAGGTCAAATGTATCGCCGCACTAAAAAACCCGGCGAGCCATTAGACTTTGACGCGTTTAGGACATCGAAAGAATACGAAAATAAAGTCGCGGCATACGAAAAAGAACTACGCGGAATTTTAGATTCAGAAGTTCAGATCAAAGTCGCCACAACAGCTCCTCAACATCCTGGTGCTTTGGTTATTAAAAAATATCCTCCTAGGACAAACCCATAATGGATAAAGAATTAGAGCGAGCCTATGATGCGTTGATGCAGGCTGATGCTGCCGGCAACAAAGAAGACGCACAACAAATTGCTGACTACATTCGTACATTGGAATCCCAACAAGGTGTTCCGGGGGGTAAGACCTCGGTATCACAGGTTAGCGACGCAGACCTTATTAACGTGTTAAACCCAACGATTGGTGGTGCAATTGCTGGTGAGGTAGTTGGCCCATTAGTAAACAAAGGCGTTGAGGCCGTTCAAGCTAACAAGGCCCCAACAACTACAGCCCCGTCCGCTAGAGCAGCTGGCACGCCGTTTAACCCACGCGGCGTTACCATTGAGCAAAGCGTTCAGAACTGGGAAAACTATGGCCAGGCTCAAAACGAGGCCGCTAAACGCGTTCGTAGAGAGGCCGAGTTACATAAAAAATATCCTGGGTTTACCCGAGCCCAACCCCCAGCACCTCCCGCACCCCCAGCATCTGCAATGTCACAACTGCGCCAGGCTATCCCCGGCCCAATTAAAGCTGCGGGTCAATTCTTAGGTGGCGCCGCACAGTCTGGCGTCGTGCCATGGCTTGGCCGTGCATTGGCTGGTGGTGCCGCTGGATACCAGGGTGCTGACACATACAACCGTCTGAAACAAGGTGACGTTGTTGGTGGCGGGCTAAGTGCAATTGGCACGCTCGGTGCTGGTGCGTCATTTTTCCCACACCCCGCCGCTCGGTACGGTGGCGTGGCAATTAGCGCCGGCGCCGAAGGTTTAAACCAATACCTTGACTACCTAAAACGCAAGTCACAACAACCCACCGCGGCACAGCCACAGCAAGAACAACAAATGCCTGTCCCTATGAAATCCGGAGGGCTAGTACATCTAGCTGAAGGCGGCGGTAGATTAGGTGTAGCAAAAAGCGTTGTTAAAAAATTATCCACTAAAATGTCACCCGGCATGAGCTTTGGTAAAGCATCAGATGAAACAGCACAACCAAGTGGGAGATTAGTATCATCATTAGCAAATAAATTTGGTTACGATGAAGCTAAATTAGCTCAAGATTATCCACAAACATTATTTCCAATTTTGGAAAAAGATAAAAGAACTGGAAACTTGTTTGCTGGAAAAGCAACGCATCCAGAAGCAGAGGCAATTAAAAAAGCCCGTATGTTTGCCCAAGAGGAAATTAAAAAAGGTGACTACGAGCCATACTTTGATATCACTAAACGTGCTTACGTTGATCCTGCTCAGTATCCTTTATCTGGTAATACATTGAAAGACGCAATTCCCAAAACTCCAGACACTATTGCTAAATATGAAGCAATTGCTAAAAATCCAGACGCACTAGCGCAATGGCAAAAAGGTTTTGATACAGGTAGCCAAAGACCATTAGCTAAAGACTGGTATGCAATGAAACAGCTACAAGATGAATATGTTAGAGTACTAGGGCCAAAAGAAGGTATTAAACAATTTAAAGCGCGTTTTGCTGATGCTATGGGAGCCACCACCGGAGGCGCAGATCCAACATCTAATTTAATGACTGCAGCGTATACCAATGTAATGCGTCAACGTGGAATGGATATTCCTACCGAAGGTTTTGATGTGCCTTATCCGGTGTATGGTCGTTTCTTAGGACAAAATTTAGAACAGGCTAAAAAGTTACATGAAACGGGGGGATTGTCCTCCTCAACCCAACCAAAACGCCATAATTTTTCTGGTAACTTTTTAGGTCACAGGGATTTATCAACATTGGATGAACAGATGATGTCTGCTTATCTTGACCCAAAAACAGGGAAAGCATTTACATCTCCTCCGGGAGGGGCTTATGGTTTATTTCAACGTGAGTTAAACAACTTAGCTGATAAAAATCAAGTCATGCCAGTTAACTTTCAAGACGTTACTTGGGCTGGGTTAAAAGACTATCCCGGCAAACCAATGATCCAAGAAATTAATGAGCTGTTACATCGTACCAGTCGTATTGGTGGGATGACTCAAAAAGAAGCGTTGGAAAATCTTATTCGTGCCGACAAACCAGTTTATAAAGAAGGCGGCTCTACAACGCCGGCATGGCAGCGCTCCGAGGGCAAGAGCCCGTCGGGTGGCTTAAACGCACTAGGACGTGCGTCGTATAAGCGCGAGACTGGCGGCGAGCTAAAAGCACCACAGCCAGAGGGCGGCTCACGTAAAAAGTCATTCTGTGCTAGGATGGGAGGTATGAAGAAAAAGTTAACCTCGAGCGAGACAGCAAACGATCCAGACTCACGTATCAACAAAGCTCTGCGTAAGTGGAAATGCTAAATGGCAAAACCAACACCTGCACAGATGAAGGCAGCCGTCGAGGCATTTAAGAGTAGGTTTGCCCCTGGGTACTACCACGCTAGCCCATCACCAAAAATAAAATCATTTGACTCAACTAAGTCAAGCAAACCCGAGGAGTACATAACCCCGGGCGTAACATTTTTATCCAAAGAACCAAAGTTTGTGCATGACTATTTGCCAATGAGGGGCACAGCATCTAAGATGGTTGGTCAGCCAGACCAGTACGCTACTGGTGCAACGATATATCCAGTGAGCGCAAACCTTGGCAAACAGTTTAATTTTGAAACACCCGAAGGTCGCGCAATTACAAAGGCGTTTCTTAAAGAGCGCTTGATACCGCAAGAGGGTGAAAAGAAAGCCGCTAATTGGTTGGCTGGCATGCAAGATGAATTAAACACATGGAAGTCACTGGAGCACCCAGACTTTTTAGAGCACCTAAAGAACCAGGGATACAATAGCTTTGCGGTCAAAGAGGCAGGCATTAACAATGTTGGTGTCTTTGAACCAAAAAACATCCGTGGCAAGTTTGCCAAGTACAACCCCGAAGACGCTGAGTCACCAGACTTTATGAAGGCCGCTGGCGGTCTAGTGCATTTGGCTGGTGGTGGTGTGCCAGAGAAAGTTGTTAAAGCATACAAACTATTTAGAACAAAAAAGAACGACTCAGAGACGCTATACCCGTTGTTTGTTAACGCAAACAAACCAGTACCTATAAATGAATGGGTAACTGCTGAGGTTGGTCCTGTCGCGGCATCCGGTAAAGTTAAATCCAAATTGGGTGAGCTTGCGTATCGTCCGGGCTGGCATGCTGGTGATCTGCCAATCGCCACCCACATTGGTGGCAAATCACAACCTGGATTAAAGGCACCAGACTACCGTAGACCAGGTGAGGTATGGGCTGAGGTAGAAATGCCAGCCGATGTTAACTGGCAAGATATTGCTAACCAACGAGCTAGATTAAACAAAGCCGGTAAAATAATTCCAAGCACTGCTCACATTACCGATGAGATTCCATTGGGTGGTCACTATCGTTATAAGACAAGCCCCAACATGGAAGGTAATTGGTTAATTGGCGGTGAGATGAAAGTCAATCGCGTCTTGACCGATGAGGAAGTCCAGGCAATTAACGAAGCCGCTGGACGAGCAGATTTGCCACGGTTTGTTCCATTTGATGAAAAGGCAGAGGGTGGCCCTGTACAACACTTTCAATTTGGTGGTTTAGCTAAACTTGGTAACCCAGCTCTTAAACTAGCAAAACAAATTTCTCCTAAGTTTAGCCTAGAGTCAATACAAAACATGCCGGTATCATCGGCACAAAAACAGACACCGGTGGCTAGAGCGTTTGAGATGCTATCATCTGAAAACGTTGACCCAAAGGTAAAACAGCAAATCTTTAAACAGTACCTGCAGATGAACCCAGACCTTGTCAGAAAATCTGGTGCCACTAACTATGACGAGCTAACCCAGGCAGCCTACCAGCAGATGGCCAAGGAGACAGGTGGTCAGTTCCAGGCACTCCAAGGCTCTGGCGTTAAGTTATCGTTTGACCCAACCGGTGAGAAGGCATACAAGAGCTCTAAGGAGATGCTCGAGGATGCACTACAAAATAAACAGCTAACAGTGTTCCAGGGTGGTGAACCACACCCAGCACTTGGCAAAGAGGCAAACGAACAGTTCAGGGCCGTGCATGATTACTTTGGTCACGGCACCACTGGCGCGTCGTTTGGCCCCAAGGGTGAAGAGCTAGCCTACGGCGCACACTCACAGATGTACTCGCCACTGGCACGCTTAGCGGCTGCGACTGAGACGCGAGGCCAAAACTCTTTAGTTAGCTACTCTGGCATGAATGAAGAGTTAATCAATGCAATGAACCAACTAAAAACTCAACGTGAGCAATTAATAAAATCTGGTGGTGACCCATCTATTATTAACGATCAGCTTGTTAAGTTAGGTCAGCAGTTTAAGTACGCACCACAGAAGCCATTGATCCTGCCACCAGAGCAGATTGATATTAACTACCAAGGATTTAACGTTGGTGGCGCTATCAAAAAAGGATTAGAGCACGCTAAGTCACTACCGTTTGTACACTTCTCCAACGCACCATCAATTAGCCAACTAGACCCACGGATGTATGGTAAAGGCATCAAGGGCGCGGAGGCATCACGTCTGACAGACGCACCAGATATCAAGCCACGCTCTTACTTTTATGTAGACAAGCCTGGCGTTAAACCAGAGCAAGGACTGGGCCCACACAAGTACCAGGGAACAGCAGAAAATATTTATCCGCTGCATGAGGATCCACTAGGATTGTCTGCAATCGCTAAACAAAAAAGCCTTGACCCATATCTAATGAGTCAAGGCATTCAACAGGTTGATGAGAAACAACAACTCAACGAGCTAGAGCGTTTAATTAAACAGGCAGGCTATAAGGGCTACGCCAATGACGACGTTGGTCTACTGTTCTATCCAACACCAGTTAAAAAAGTTACAGAATAGAAAAGGAAAAATATGTTTTTAAATAACCTATTAAAACGTGCAATGCCTATGCGACCAGCCCCACAGCCAGTGCGTTCACCGTTTATGGGTGGTGCGTTTGGCCAACCTATAGCACGGGCTCCGCAGCCAGTGCGTTCACCGTTTATGGGTGGTGCGTTTGGCCAACCTATAGCACAAGCTCCGCAGCCAACAAGTGGTGTGGGTGGTTACTCTGGGCCTATCCCACAATCCAGAGCAATGACTGATTCTGAAACTGCCGCACACAATGCTGCTTTTGATAAAATGAGGGCTGATGTTGCAGCTCTTCCTAAAATGACTGGTTTTTTTGGAAACGCACAACCCATAGCCCGTGCTCCTCAGCCGGTTCAAGGGCCCAGCGCATTTTCTAATATGTTTGGCAACGGTGGTTTTGGTCAGCCATTACCCCCGTTTACTTCTGCTTTTGGCCAGCCTTTTGCCCGTGCTCCACAACCAATCCAATCACCATTTTTAGGTGGGTTTGGTGGCGGTCAGCCTATGCCGGCGCAACAAACACCACAACCAACTATTGGCTTGTCAGGTTTGGGCGCCCTGTCACCTGAGCAAATTACTCAGTTACAAAATAGCATGGGCCCACAAACACTTCCGGCTAACATTAATCAAGAGCTCGCCAAGATGAGCCCCGGATACGCTAACACTGGCACACAAAATATGATGGGTGGCCCGGGGATGGGGTTTCCTGCTGTACCAGTCCAAAATAATGGCGCAACTGGTATGAACCCCGCGCCAACTGGTGGGCTCTCTTCTTTAGGTCTTTCTTAAATTATTTGCGGTAGCGCTTGCCGTACCATCCCTCCGCCGCGAGAGGAAAATCGGGAGCCCACGGTGGCGGCGTGACCATAGTACGGATCACGTCCTCCATTGCGGACTCCCCGTTTTGTTCTTCAACGAGGAGTAAGACTTCATCATGCACGCTGTTAATCACTTCGTAACCGGCTTTATCAAGGTTAAGCATAGCCACGGCAAGAAAATCACGGGCGGTACCCTGTACCGCGGACTGGAAGATACTACTGCCGATGATGGCGTTCCTGGTCCACTGCCGGGTAAAAGTATTCTGGCTATGAACCGTAACACCGAGTTTTTCACTCCCCCAGGGTGTGGTGAGCAACTCGAGCTGTGGCCTTTGCCAACAGATTAGCCTACCACTCGGTAAGTGCATCCATAACGCACCCTTCACGCACTTCAATATAATCTTTCCACCCGCCGCGAACGGCGAACCCAGGTTCTCTACAGCCTGGATCGCCGCGCTCTCGCACATCCCCCACAACTCCTTGACCTTGGCATACGACGTACGGTAGTTATCTACGGCGCTTTTTGCTTGTGGCTCGTCGAGCTTGACTCCCATTCCTTCCGCATAGCGGACAAGACCCTTTGCACCCTGCCCAAACATTGCCCCAAGTACAGCGGACTTAGCAACTTGTCGTTGATCTTTTGTAACCTCTTCGTAAGGCACTCGGTAGAGCGACTGCGAGGCGAACATTTTGTATTCATCTAATCCCTTCCTAAACATTTCTACTTTATCATTTTGGTTTGCAAGCCAGACACCTACTCGGTTCTCAATAGACGAGAAATCAACGTCCACAAAGGTTTTTCCATCCGGCGCCTTGATTCCACTTCGAACAAGAGAGGATAGCTCTCCCATGCTACCAGTCGCCTGATCAAAAACTCGAGGTATACATCTCTCAATTTCTTCATCGGATAGAGTAGGCCGAGCGATATTCTGTAGGTTAAGTCCACCACGAGAAGCCCAACGCCCAGTGCTAGCCCCATGATAGACAAGCGTATTTCTGATTCTTCCTTCACGTTGTACCTCCAACATTTTAGCGTACTTAGCCACGCTAGTTTGGCTACCCTCTTGTCTTAGCTCCAGTGCCCTACGAAGGGGTTTAAATAGGTGGCCCAGTTTAAGTGTTTTCTCTACTGTCTCGGCTGTTAAATCTGGCAACGGCTCAATCATCATCTTGTTAACCCAAGCCAGTAATTTGGCTCTCTCTGAGGGCTTACAACCAGTCAAAACGAAGCATTCATTATCAATGGCATTCTGTGCCTTTACCACGGCCAAACAGGCGTTGTGGAGCTCTCTAGGATCCACTGGGACGCCTCTTGTATTGATCCGCTGGGTGAGGGTCCAGACTTCCTGTTCGACGTCTTCCAGGGGCCTTAAAACGCTTCCTATGGCCATCTCTGTGCGTACGTCTTGGGCACAGTAATCAAAGAGCTGCTTTAATAGCTCGGGGTCGTCATTAAAGCCACCCTTGCTATTTGGTTTACAGAGTTTCTGAATAAGCCTCTTTCCAATAGGGTCTTTCTGGTACTTAGCGTCCGTAAAGGCGCCGGCCTCATCCAAGCCCTGTGGTATATTATTGGCCGCGGCTACGGCCATGGTGTCAATGCACTGCTCGAGCTTTAATACCGGCCAGTGGTACTTAGGCACGCAGACGCAGTTCCAGATAGCGTACTCAAACATGGCGTTCCACGCTTGGATCTTGCCGCCGTTGCGGACGTGGTTTAGTATCCTTAGTAAACCAAATCCTCTATCTGGTTTAAAAACTTGTACGTTCTCTGGTGCGGTGCCAAACGCAATACACAACACTTCTGTTGTGTTGTCGTTGGCGTAGATGTCAAGGCCTACGTCTGGCAGGTTGGCCTTACTGCGTGTTTCAAAGTCAATCGAAAAAATCATAGGGTCTCCTAAGGACATGTCGACGTATCGACGTTTTTTATACATGTTATTAGAACATGTACACAAAATAGCTTTTTCTGTACACATACTAATGCAAAAAAGAGGGGCCCCGTAGGGCCCCAAATCACCACCATGTGAAATACTTCCCGATCGGTAACTTTTTCTTATTTTTGCTAACTTTTTATTAAATTATTCCCGATCGGTAAACTTTTTATATCTCGCAACTTCCTGCGGTACAGGCTAACTGTTGCGCGCCTTCGACGTTGTCTGTGACTTCTTTGAACTCGTTCCAGTTAATCGTTGGGACTTTGGCTTTGAGCTCGTTGTACTCTTCTTCGGTGCACTCTTCGTACGGGGCTTGGCGGTAGGTGCCGCCGTCGTACGGGAGATACGAGACCCCTGAGATTTCGCTAAAGTTTTCCCAGGTCCACGCGCCGACTGTTGGCCAGTCTTTTTCTTCGACGGAGATCGTGACGCTAGGTTTATGCTCACACCAGTGTCGTTGATATGTAAGCCAGAGGGAGAGATGATCCATTGGGGTAACGTCGGATCTTGTGATTCCTGCTGGGGCTTTAATCGGAAAACTGAACACAGTTGTCTGAGTAGGTTTGTAAACATCGTCTTCACTCGGCACTCCTTGGTTAATTAAGAATTGTGTAAGAGGGTCTTTTTTATCTCCTCTAACTCGGCGGATATAGAACGCACTATGTCTTGGGTGTATTCCAGATGCGCTATCAACAAGTTGGCTGACGGTTCCGGATGGTTTAACGCAAGTGATCGCAGCACTCTTAGGTATTCCGAGCAGAGCTGCGTATTCCTCATTGGCTCTTCGAGCTTCCTCTCGAAGTCGTGATAGTAACTCATTTAGTTTATCTCCCTGTGTTGTTAGTAGAGGGTTGTCGTAAATGCCTGTAAGCGACACTCCCAACAATCTCTCTTCCTCGGTGTTGCGCTGCCACACTTTGCGCAGATACGGAAACTTTGTAAAAGTGGCCTGGATTGTGCCAAGAATCGAAGCGATTCGTACTTTTCTAAGAAGCGTTTCTTCAGTGTCATCATATCTTACCACTGCCTCCGTAAGGTTACAAAATTGGTAGGGCCGAAGAATAATTTCTGAGCAGGGGTTAGTTCCGAACTCAAAGTTAGGATCACGGTGTCCATACTTAGCAACGGTATTTTTGGCAGCTTCACGGTTAAATATGCCACGCTCTCCGCTGTGTGAATTGTATAGAGATAGCCACTCCTCCATAAACTTTCCAACGGTAGGAGTCTCACAATACACCGCGCTATTATTGGCGAGCGCACGGTGAGGTGCAGTCTCCCACCAGGGTCCAGCTTTAGCATGACGGATCCTTTCATCGTCAAGGTCAGACAACGAGATCATTGCTGAGCGACGCACGCCACCCACGACAACTACCTCACCAATTTTACACATCAGGTCGTGGCACTCTAATGAGTTCAAACGACGTCCGGCTGCGTGTTTAAATGTAGCTACAGTAAACTTAAACAGGTCGACTAATGGTTCCGGCCCTGAAGCTCTTCCGCCAAATGTTTTGAGTCTTGCTCCGGCAGGTCGGATGGAAGAGACGTCCCACTTAGGGACCTCGCCTGCGTAGAGATTTGCAATAAGCAGGCGGAGTGATTTTGCCCATCCTTCTTTGGAGTCGTGGACGACGATGGTGTGTTCAGACTCGAAAAGTTTCTCAGGCACTTCTGGCAGATTGGATATTTATTTAGACGCGACAGAG